GGATCTTTCTCCACAAGACATCTATGACACTATTGTAAATGTTGTGGATGAGAGTGTAGAGTATCACAAGAAGTATCTCACTAAGAGTATCGATCTCCTTTCACTTTTGAAGGGTCATCGTGAAGTTGACTTTGGTGTTGGAAACGATGAACCGTGGGATTATGATGCAGCAGGTGCAAAGATTCCTCCAGTAACTGAAGCAACTAAAAAAGACTGGGCCGATTTCTGGGAAGAAACTTATTATCCAGAAGAATACGAAAAATCGGTATACACAGAAAAAGAACTTGATGCAATGTGTGATGCTGCGGCAAAACAAGAAGAACGTGACAAGTGTCGTGAGTACAATCTTCGTGAAGCGGAGTACTATAACCAACGTGCTAAACTAGACGCTGAGGTTTCTAGGAATGATCCGACTCGTCTAAAGTATGAGAATGGATGGATCTATGAGTCTCCTGATGGTGGTAAGACAGTCACTAAGCGACGTGTTGGATCCTTGCAAAAAGAGATTGTCAAAGTAGATGGATACAGTACATCTGAACGCAAGCATTGGACTCTTCCTGTAGAAGAAGTCAGAGATGAAGACACTGGTGAAGATGAATACTGCATTACATTCCCTGACGATCTGTTGGAAGCGGCAAACCTCAAAGAAGGTGACAGTATAGAGTGGATTGATCGTGGTGATGGTTCTTATGAACTCCGCAAATACCCCCGCTGATGTATACTATTAAACTTCTTGCTCCTTTTGTTGCAGCAATGTGTCTTGAAGGAATTGCCACTGGCCAGGGGGACTATTGTGTAGTTGACACCCCAAAACCAAATGTGTTAAAATACTATGAACCTGGAAAGTCATGTTATGTAAATGGAACTTTCTATTCTAAATGTGAGGATCGATTGAATGGCTCTATCTAAATCTGTTGAAGAATCTTTGAAAGAAGCAGAATCATCTTTGCGTAATGCACTTGCATTTGCTGCAAGAGGTGAACGTCCAATCGTGTGTACTCAAATTGCAAAAATGATTCACGATATAGAACACGTCCAGTCATTTGATGGCATTATGGATATGTTGGATGACAGGAAACCTGGTAGTAGAGGAAACTTCGGACCTTTTACCGACTAAAGTTAACTAGATATTATGTGTATGTAGACAAAGTATGGATCATCCCATAACTCCCTACCAAACAGTATTGGTTCTAAATTCTAGTTATGAACCAATAAACTTCACAAGTTGGAAAAGAGCAATAGTCTTATTACTCAAAGAAAAGGCCCAAGTCCTTTCTGGTAGAGTAATAAGACTTTTAAATTATGTAAAACTTCCATTGGCCAAGATTATGAACATCACTCCATCTCGTTCTATGATTTACAAACGAGATAATAATACATGTCAGTATTGTGGTGCAAAATCTAAACTAACTATTGATCACGTTATTCCCAGATCTAAAGGTGGTAGTGATACTTGGGAAAATTTAGTAGTTGCATGTAGTTCCTGCAATACCAAAAAAGGTAGTATGTTATTGGAACAAACTGGTATGAAGTTGGTTAGAAAACCAAGAGCTCCTGTGAACAAAATGATTTTTGATATTCAGAAAACTAATGTTGAGGAATGGAAACAGTATAACTACACTTAAAATTTCTTAACACAATTCTAAAGAAAATATTAAATTTCTACATAGTTTTAGATTCTCATGTTAGAATTTGAACACATCGCAAGAAACTCATGACTCTGCCATCTGAAGGACGCAAACTTGACAGGAATGAAATTTACAGTATTGAAAATGCTGTGAAAGATGCAGGTATCCAACAGATTCATCCAGAAAAAATGGAAGCTTTTGCTAAGTACCTTGTAGATCAAATTAAAAATTTGCAGAATGAAAGTTGACTTAATTAATATAAAGTTGTAAAATATTTCCAAATAAATTATTAAATAATGAGTTTTATTGTCTATTCAAAACCAAATTGTCCATACTGTTTTCAAATTAAAACAGTACTAGAACTTTGTGGTCAAAATTATAAAATTCTCACTCTAGATGAAGATTTCACAAGGGAAGATTTTTATTCTGAATTTGAGGAAGGTTCTACTTTTCCCCAAGTAATTTTTGACAATAAACACTTGGGTGGATGCACTGATACTATCTCATACCTAAAATCAATTTCATTAATTTAAAATGGGTCAGGATTTGAAGATAAATAAAGGTGTGGAATTATTGTTACGAAAAGGGAGGAAAGAGCCTGAAGCACCAAAGACTTTTGAGTTCAGTTTTGGTAAGATGGTTTCTCTCTTCCGAAGAGAGATTCATGTATATCTAAACTTCTCATTCAATATTAAAAAGAAGTAAATCTCTCGGAGGAAAGGCTATGACAATGCCTATAGTTGCCATTTTTTGTATGGTATCCCTAATGTTCTTGATGATTGGTGGTATAATTGGATGGTTATGGAAAGAACATTTGCTCCTCAATACACCTCAACAAGTTTTCGCTCATCCAGAAATGTTTGACGAAAATGGACACATCATTCCAGATGAAGTAATTGCAGTACGATTTGAAAACAGTTATGACGACTACGAAGAAGACGACGACTAAAAAAAGATCAACAACGACAAAAACACCGGCAAAAAAGACTACAATTAGCCGCAAGCCCGCAGAAAAGATTGAACTGACTTCTAGTTCTCTAGTTCACGAAATCTTTTCTGCTGTTTCCTCAGAGAGACTTAAAGCTAAAAAGATTGAGATTCTTCAACGATTTAATGAAAATTTTGTAAAATCTCTTTTAATTTGGAATTTCGATGATTCTATCGTATCCGTAATTCCAGAAGGTGAAGTTCCTGTTCAACCCAAGGAAGATTCTGAAGGCAATCCATCTTCAAATATTCGAAAAGAATGGAGTAAGTTCTATAATTTTGTCCGAGGTGGTAATGATGCAATGAATAAACTTCGTAAGGAAACGATGTTTATTAATATTCTAGAAAGTTTACACCCTGGAGAAGCAGAAGTTCTTTGTTTAGTAAAAGATAAAAAGTTAACAACCAAATATAAAATTACAAAAGAACTAGTTACCGAAGCGTATCCTGATATTCAATGGGGTGGTAGGTCTTGACATGGGGAAGGGTATTAATATTATTCATGTAGATTGTGATCCATCAGCTAAACTAGATGGGAGTCTCCCCAGGGATTCTTATCTTGTCACCTATGGTGACAATGGAGTACAAAAGTGTGACATTGTTCAAGGACTTAAAGTTGACATTTTTGATCAATACTGGGATAAATATCGTGATTTTAGAGGAATGGAATGGACAGATGGGAAAGTGAATCCGAAGATGTGGGGATATCAACCTTCGGACAAGAAAAAGAAAAAGTAGCTTCTGGAGATATGAACATCCAAATGAATTTGGATGCTCTTAAAGATGTTAAAAAACAATATAAGAAGATCAAAAGATATATGAGATCTTCCATATATACTATTGCAATGATGGACGGTACTGAAAAAAGAGTATCTGATCTAGTTCGGGATTCGGAGGATAATCCTACATAAATGGGTAAACATTATTTGCTCAACCTTTATGGTTGTCCATTTGATAGACTTAATAATGATAGATTCCTTGTGGATTTATTAGAAAATGCAGCAGTTACTAGTGGTGCTACTATTATTCAAACAATTTACAAAAAGTTTGATCCACAAGGAGTAACTGTATTGATTCTTCTTGCTGAAAGTCACATTAGTATCCACACTTGGCCAGAAAAAGGAGAGGCTGCTGTAGATATCTTCACCTGTGGAGATTGTGAACCCAAAGTTGGTTGTGATGTAATTATTCATCAGATTAATGCATCCAATCATACATTAAGTTATATCGAACGTTGATATAATTTACTCTAAATATTCTTAGTACGAGAGGTACACATGCTTTCTGCTCAGTATCGCCTTCGCCTTGAGGGTATCTGTAAGAAGATTGCTTTGAGAGAAAATGTTGATTTGTCCGACATGATTTGGGCAGAAAAACTTGCAAAAGCCAATACTTCTGCTCGTGAAATCTTAAAAAAGGCAAGACGCCAAGCTGCGAATCCTGATATGCAGGAAGGTAGTAT